AGAGCCGCTCATGCTAGTAGCGAACTCGTTCCAAGGTTGAGCTTGTCTTTGCTCTTCCAAGTCGTTAACCAGTTGTCTGATTCCAGGCTGGTTTAAAAAAGCCAGTCTCTTTCGACCAACTCTGGAAGTCTGCTTACGTCGAATAGCATCACGACGAAAGTCTTCTGCGGTCTTTTTACGACCCCAGATACTACCATGTTCATGTAGATTGACTTCCTGTTGGAAGGTCATTGGTATCTGATCATTAATTTTTTTCATAATATCTCCTCATTAGTTATTATAGTACCAGTATACCTCATAATTAAATGATTGTACATGCTTTTTTTTAAATAAAGCGAAAATAATTATAGTGTGATATTAATGTAACACTTATGAATGAAACTTCTTACGACGATTATACTCATCTCGTGTTTCTATCATAAGATCGATCCAATCGTCTCGAGTTTCTTTGTACATTACAGGGTGAAAGTTATCAACATCCATAACGATACGAGTATTACTTACAGCCATACCAGTTCTTTCTTCCCACATAACAGCATAAGCTGCAAGTTGAGCAAAATAGTTTGGTATGTCTATCTTTTTCTTAGGTCGTTTAGATGTTTTAAAATCAATTATTGTAGGAACACCGTCCCATTCAGCAATACAATCACATGTACCTGCTAACTTTAGATGATCGCTATATAATGGAGCTTCTGTAGCAAATACTTTAGTAATATGCTTATCTAACAGAGGCTTTAAGTTTTTAAGTGATTGCTGTATGTGAGGTAGATAGTCAGTTGTATCTTCATTGTGTAGATATTTTTCTATTATCTCGTGTACTAATGTACCGCGATTTGCAGCTTGTGTACCGATCTGATTAGCTTTTTCTGTACCAACCTTTTTTCTCCATGCTGCTATCTTTTCTTCGTGTATTATACTCAATACTGTAGTAACAGAAGGATAAGCGTTACCGTCAAGAGTAACATAGCGACGACCATCTGCGTGTTCAGCACGATCCAAGTTATCGTATCCCATATCAATTTTTTCATGTATAAACTCCATATTAAACCTTTATTGTATTACCCTTTCCAGATCCTTTTTTGATTTCTTTAAGATGATCTTTCCAACCATCAGATGTTTTACCTAGTACTGATCCTGTACCACCAATTACTGCAGGTGTTATTAACATTTGAACTAAGTTGTGATCTTCTTCAAGCTTTTTTTGGAGTTCTACATACGAACAAGTTACAATAAAGCTTTCTTTTGTTTTGATATTACGCAGCGTGTAGTTCGGCATTTTGGTATCCTTTCCACCAGTCTGGAGCTTGTCTACGCCATTCCCATTTAGCAAATGGTTTGGCTGCATGATAATAATTACGATAAGCTTTTACTGCATTACCAGGTACTTTGCAATCTGGATAATGACTCATAGCTTGTGCAAATTCTGTTAATGGTCCTTGAGGTATATTCTTAGGCGGTGCTGCTAGCAACATACCAAGGAGATCCCATGTTTTATGTATCTTTCCTCGTCTGTATTCGTATTCTTCTGCCATAGCTGTAAAATGACAATAATGCCATCGATAGTTATCTTCTGAAGCCGCAGTCCATGTAGTACATGGATGGTACTTATGCACAGCAAGATAGTATAGTTTATCTCGTACATTACCAAAAGAATAGTAGGTTTGCATAGTTTTGCCAGACTTAGATGGTCGTTTTTCTGGTGTACCATCAAGAAGTCTATGCGCTGTACTTAACATCTGCGCAGATTCGACTATCATCTTTGGTATGTGTTTATCACATAGCATTTGTGCTGCTATGGTTGGGTTTTTATCCAAAACAAATATATTCATATATCAGATCCTCCATTGCTCAACTTTATGGCTGCTCGTATCTGACTTTCTGTGGTGCAAACTACTTTATGTATATCTTTGTGACCTACATCGAGTATTAGCTTCTTAACAAACAAATCTATTTGCTTTTTATCATTAGCTGCATACATGCATTCAGCTTTCGAATCGAAAGAAGGTCTCTCGAAGATATAACTATCTTGCGTGCCATCAGGATATACACCAACAAAAAATACTACAATTAACCAATTCATAATTAATTATACCATATATTATTTAGAAAGTAAACCATTAAATGCTTCTTCTGCTAATTTTTTTGTTATACCTTTTGGAGGCTTCTTTGCAATCATGTTAAGGACAACTAATGCATCATCTGGGTGTATGCCTTCTAATAATCCTATGAAAAGACTTTCTCTCTTTGGTGGACTTAACTTATCACCAGGTCCGCCTTTGAAGAAGTATCTAAATTGAACATTCTGTCTCAGAAGATTGGTAGGTGCGCTCTCAGGTTTTGATGCTCTATATGGAGGCTTACCGGGAGGGAGGTTCCATTTAAAGTCTTCATTAAATGTTCCATTTAAAATATCTTTTAAAGCCCATGATTCGTGCTTTCTTAATATTTTTATCTTTTCTTCTTTAGTCTTTGCTGCTGCAACTTTATCTAATATTTCAAATATAAACAAATCTAATTGATTAACTGCCATAATTATTTCCTTCTTATATGTTTTGCGTGTATCTTACACCCAATAAACTCATTGTAGTAATCATCTCTCAATAAAACATCATTATCAAATTGAAGCTTTGCTTCGTAGTATGACATCTCTCCTTTTGTTTTACAAAGTCTTAGTATTATTCTTTCAAAAAATAATTCATCTTTTGTCTCTGCGAGGAGTTGTAATTCTTTGTTGGAACTATAGTATGTTTTCCAGTCTGACTCAACCCGAGTACGTACACGACGAGATCTTTTAGAATTTTTAGGGAGGATCTTGGGTTTCCAAAAGTTTTTCTTACCAATATATCGCTTATTATTAGACAGATCAACGATCTCATAAACAAAGCCTTGGTAATCTTCAGGAGTTTCTTCGAATAATTTATCATCATAAAACCATGCCATATAGTTATATATTAAGGGCCACCACCGTTGCCACTGTAGCTATCATAAGTTCTAAGCCTACAGTATCAGCCATTATTTTGAGTAGTATTATTTCCATTTATTTGTAATATGGATTCTTTGGATCTGCATCTGCAGTTTTATCTGGCCACCAATCCAATTCATATTTTTTACCAGTAGAAAACATCTTCCTCATACCAAGTATTCTCTTTTCATATTCTTTTTTCGAAGGCTTAATTCTTTTAGATACAACATCTAAACAATAATTTAGTGTTGTAGCATTAGCCGTTATTGATCCGCATCTCGCTCCGACCTCACCTTTCAAGAAATCAATCATGATACTTCCGCTTGATTCAGCTAATGGTGTAGCCATTTCTTCTGGTACTTGCAAATCGATATAGCAATATATAAAATCATAGTGTGGAGATGGTGAAGCATGTAAGATATGTTCGTCCTTAATAACTATCCTTTTAAACCCATCTTTACTATACCAAACAACCTGACTATCTGTCATTTCATCTGGTTTTCCAAACGTTTTTTCAAGATGTTGTGAATACTTTACTGGCTCTTCGTTTTTCCAACTAGTATAAGATTCTTTTAAATATTTTCTAAATGAGATCATGGTAATACTCCTGAGGCTATTTATACATTATCGATATAGTAACCTAATCTTAAATCAGATAAATGCCCGTCTGCCTGATATTTAAATGATTCTGAGTGCATGTTTCCTACAAATTGTAGATGTTCTAGATCTTTGTAATTATCGCCTTGCCAAACTGGATAAACTTTAGAACCTACGTTAAGACCCCATATGTGATCGTTACCGCTTCTTAAATGTACTTCTATAATCTTATCATCTTTGCTTTCAATGTTTAAGTATCTTTCGGTTTCTATAGAATGTAACCAATCTGGTAATTCAAACTGTGGTTCTATTACTTCCCAATGTTTGAACTTTACAAGATTGTCTTCACCATGATGATAACCTACCATTGCACTAAAAGGAACCCATTGACCATCTTGTTTCATAAAATCAATACTATGATGTGCTCCATCAATCCATTCACACCAAAAATATCCAGGCTGAATATGTTTATGATGTATCATATCATCACCGTGTTTGTCAGGATCTAAATATTTCTTATGAGCACCTATTCCCATACCATACAAATTATATGTTGGTCGTATGATATAGTTACCAGCTTTTGTTATAGGAACACCTGCAGGTCCACAATCATATCCTAGTTTCATAGAAACTTCGAGTTTATTAAATAACCATCTATATTGCGGATATGTATCCCAACATTGATAATCTTCTTCTGACTTATATTCTTTGTGCCAAGAAGAATCAAACTCCATAAAAACATTAGTCGTAGTCATCGTGTCCTAAATCATCATCATGCATCTTACT